TGAACACCGATGGCGCTGTAGTTGGCGTGAACATGATGCTCGGCGGTCAGCTGCCTAACGTCACTAGCAAGGACATCTCTGAGGTGTGGAACATGCGTGACCACGGTGGCAAACGCTACATCGCCATCCGTCCAGAACGCTTCCGCTCGCCTATGAAGTCGCGAATGTGGGACATGACAGCGGCTACCAGCTTTGAGTGGAAGTACAACGCCAACAAGCTTGAAGGTGATACACTCGCTGGTTGGTGGGATGCATTCAAGAATAACAACTACGCCAAACTTTCACTGCCGAAATAGCCCACTACATCTAGTAGTGCGGTTGTAACCACAGGGCTAGCTATGGTGGCTTGCTCGCTCGCCAGTGGTATGTACACTGTATAGCCACTTAACACATGGAGGTTGTTACAATGGGCTTGTTGACTTTTAGTGAGAACATTGCGGATGCGGAAGCACCTCCGCAGTTGCCGCAGGGTGAGTACAAGTGCATCTGCACTGCTGCCGTTGACAAGACGGCTGCAAGCAGCGGCAACCCGATGCTGACACTCACTCTGCAGATTGCGAAGTCGGAGTTTCCTGCTGACTTCGACGCTGGTGAAGGTGTCGATGCACAGACATTCACGTTGAATGTCGTCAGCCGTGACATTCCTGCTGATCGCTATCGCATGAAGCGTACATGCGCTGCGTTCGGTGTGCCGATGTCGAACGTCATCAACCCTGATGACTTCGTTGGCAAGGAAGCTCGCGCTCGCATCAAGATGGGGAAGGACTTGGAGAACAATCCCCGCGCTGAAGTCGGACAAGTGTTGCCACTCTAACACTTGTAGTATAGTGTGTGTGTGGGAGGTGGCAATACAGTCACCTCCCACAAGTTCAACTCTCAATAGAGGATACAAGCTATGGCTACATCTCCCGCATCTCGCATCGGCAGTGCCCCGAAGAACAAGCTCGTCAACCGCGCGCCACAGAAGCGCACCTTCCACTTCTTCGTTCGTGTCACTGACAACGAGGGCAACGTCATTCCCGGTGCGAAGCTGCAAGTTGAGCGCATCATGACTGATGCTCGCAAGGTCGTTGAGTTTCTGGATACACCAGAGTACGCCAACTCTGGCCTCACTCGCGTGAAGCATGAGATCATCGCCAACACGCGCGGTGAAGAGAAGGACGGTGCTACGTCTGTCGGTTAACTGCCCACAGCCCTAACTGGCAGACAACGCGGACGCCGTGCACTGTATTCCCCGGTGCACGGCGTTTGTACATTGTATAACTCAGCGCGAAACATTGCGCACGGAGAACATAGATGGACCTCGACGCAGAGCAACAGCGTGCAGTTGACCTATGCACGGATGGCAGCAAACGCCTCGTCAGCGTGACAGGTGAAGCCGGTACTGGTAAGACTACAATCATCAAGCAGACGTGCGACATCCTCAAAGACAAGGGACGTCACTTCGCAATCGCTGCACCCACCGGCAAAGCAGCACGTCGCATCAGAGAAGCAACAGGCTACCCCGCAACCACCATTCACAAGCTGCTAGAGTTCAATCGTCCTGACTTTGACGATGAAACTGGTGAGCCTACTTCAGTCAGCGCACCATCACGCAGAGCAGGCAACGAACTTGATGAAGACATCGTCATCGTTGATGAGTATGCGATGGTGTCTACTGCACTACACCGCGACCTCGTTGCTGCACTAGGCCGGGGCGCGCTGCGTGTGTTCGGTGATGTACGTCAGCTACCACCGATTGAGAACAACGACCTCGCTGATCCTACATCACCATTCCAACGCTGCCTAGCAATGCCTAACACCGTGACGCTTGACAACATCTACCGTCAAGCTGAAGGCAACGGCATCATCGAGGTTGCACGTCGTATAAACCGTGGCCAGTTCTTCGGCAGCAACAGCGATGTGAAGATGATGCTAGGTGATGCAGTGCTGCACACCATGTACGGCATGCTCGACACTAGTGACACTGACTGGCGCACGTTGAACAATCAGATCATCTCGCCCGCTAGGAAGTCGGACATCGGTACGACGCGGTTGAACAGCATACTACAAGCACGCTTCAACAAGGAGATGCTTGGTCGCATCGAGCTACCACGCAACAAGTGGGAAGCGAAGAACAAGGTCTTCGTCGCTATCGGTGACAAGGTTGTATGCAACACCAACAGCTACGACCTGCGTGACTACGAGCAGCGCTTCACTGAATACTACGACGGCGTTGGTGTGCTTAGCAGCTTCATCCCTTGTCCAGAGACGAAGCAGATGCTCAACGGTGAGGTGGGCAAGGTCATACAGATTGACGAGTACGGCGTGTTAGAGATTGACTTCGGTGATCGTGTTGTCGAACTGCCTCCGCGCATCAGCGAGTACAGTTCACGCAAGCGCTATCACTTCACGTACGACCCACGCAAGGTGATTGACCTTGCCTATGCACTCACTACACACAAGTGTCAAGGCTCGCAGTACGACAACGTCGCTTATGTGATGGCGTCGTGCTGCTTCTTCAACCTAAGCAGACCCAACTTCTACACCGGCATCACACGTGCTGCCAAGCATGCAACCATACTAGCCGACCAACGCAGCCTAGCTACGTCACTCAAGTCAATGGGCTGGAAGAGGAAGAAAACATGACAATGATAGCAGAGCCATTTTACGGAATGCCGCCGCATCATTGGTTTGGTGTGACGAGATACTGCTTTGCGGCGAATGAAGTCTGACCGCGTTAATGGCTAAACAGGGAGTTGAATGACGATGGCTACCCTTTCCGAACGCATTGAGGCGCGCATCCGCGCTATCCCAGCGAATAACCCCGGCTATATCTCTGTGGTGCAATCCGACCTTGGGCAGTTGCTGGCTAGCGATCTTTTAGAGCGAATTGCAATGGATGCCGCCGACGAGGCCCGCAAGTTCTGGGACGAAGAAGCGAGCGATCCCGCTCGAAACAATCGCTAATGGCTAAGCAAGGAAAGACATCATGAACACCATCGCTGAATTGCGTGAACGGTTCTGTCGTCAAGCTGAACAAGCGCAGCTATCTGTCGAGTGTGCGATGGGTGGCATAGTCAGCAGCACCATAGCGATCATTGCTGAAGCACCCGGCAGCAATGAAGTAGCACAAGGCATGCCACTTGTCGGTGGCAGTGGCAACATCTTGTGGAAGTCACTGCGCACCTACTGCCCAGAGGTGAAGCGCAATGAGTGCTACATCACCAACGTAGTAAAGCGCCAAGTGGCTTTTGGAATTGACAGCTCCAACCGTAAAGCTGTTGGTAAACATGAGTTGGTAGCGTGGCAGGAGTTGCTGCTGTGGGAGCTATCACACCTGCCAAACTTGCAGCACATCCTGTTGCTTGGCAACTACGCCATTGAAGCTGTCCTTGGCAAGAAGGGCATAACCAACTGGCGTGGCTCGGTGCTTGGTTGCATCGTTGGCAACAAGCAGGTGACTGCTGTGTGCACATACAACCCTGCCTTCTGTGCGCGTGATCCTCTATCACACATCATATTCGACATGGACATAGCTGACAAGCTACGGCCTGTCATCCGTGGGGAGTTCGCACCGCATGAAGTCACAACGCACATCAACCCCACGAAGCAGCAAGCAGTTGACTACATTCGTCATTGTCAAGCCTCACGTGATCCTGTCGCCAGTGACATTGAAGTTGTCGCTAATGAGACAGCTTGCATCGGGCTTGCAGCTTCACACACCGAAGCGATGTGCATCGCCTTCCGTGATGAAGAAAAGAACTTATACAGTGTACAAGACGAGGCAGAGATACGTCGCCATCTCCAACGCCTATACATTGCGCCTACTACGCGCATGGTGTGGCAGAATGGAGGCTTCGACATGGCGTGGCTTTGGTTCAAGGATCGGATACTTTGCAAGCAGGCATACAGCGACACGATGCTTGGCCATCATGTGCTATACCCAACAATGCCACACGACCTTGGCTTCATTGTCAAGCAGTACACGATGCATCCCTTCTACAAGAACGAGAAGGACGAGTGGCGACATACTGGTGGTATCGACAACTTCTGGATATACAACGGCAAAGATTGCGCACTCACACTTGCGTCGAATGCTAGCATCGTTGCAGAGCTACGTGAGCAGAAGCTAGACAAGTTCTACTTCGAGCACGTCATGCGCTTGCAGCCGCACCTAGTACACATGACAGTCGGTGGCATCCTCAACGACATGCCAATGCGTGAGCGCATGCTCGATGAACATACACCGGGCAACTTGTATGACGACGTGCAGAACAAGTTGATTGCATTCCGTCAGGCTGTGCAAGCGGCAACAGGTGATCCGCTCTACATGCCCAACCCTAACAGCCCGAAGCAGATGGCTGAGTTGTACTTCACGAAGCTGAAGCTGGTCGGCAGGGGCGTGAGTACTGACTACACCAATCGCGTGTTGATGAGAAAGCACCCACGCACCACCGCCGCGGCTCGTCGTGTCTTAGATGCAGTAGATGACTACATCGAGGACAACAAGTTCTTCAGTGTGTATGCGTCAGCGCGACCTGACAGTGATAGTCGGATGCGTTGTGACTACAGACAGACGGGTGTGCGTAACGCGCCCGGTCGCTTGTCTAGCGCGCAGACGTTGTGGGGTAGCGGTGGCAATCTGCAGAACATTCCCGACCGGGCTAAAGAGATGTTCATCGCTGACCCTGAGTGCTGCTTCATATATATCGACGGCAGTCAAGCTGAAGCACGTGTCGTCGGTTGGCGTTACAACATCGACACATGGATCAGGCAATTCGAGCGTGCGCGGCTCGATGGCAGCTATGACTGTCACCGCGCACTCGCCAGTGACATGTTCAACGTACCGTATGCAGACGTTCCCACCTTCGACCGTTATCCCTTGGACGAAGCTGCCGCGCTGCGTGATGGCATTGATTTTGTCGCTGACCAAGCGGGCAAGCCCACCATCAGGTACATCGCTAAGAGGTGCAGACATGGTCTTAACT